TGTAGCTAGAACGGTTTACGAGGGTTCAACTCCCTCGCTAGCTATTACCAGTCAATCTATATACGGAAAAGAGGAATCCTTTATTTTTTTCATTCAAATCAGCAGAAGCGTGACTGGTCGTGGATGCCACCCAAATCCAGTAAATAATAAGTTATAGAATCGAGGAACCTTTTATATTTTGTTTACCAATCTAAAGCGTCTTACTGGTGGCGTGATTCTCCAAGGCGTATGCCTGCAAAAGATATAGGTCAGAAATCTCCATAATTCACCGACTTAATTCTTGTATTATTTCAAAAAACGAAAGGGGAATATCCCCGATAACGATTTCACTATATCTGGCTGGAGTGGTTGCTCAAGGGGTTCGATTCCTCTTGCCAGCTATTGTCTGTCAAAACACTAAAAATAAAATGGATATAGGTTTTTAGTGGCTTGGACACTTTTTTAACACTTTTTCGACACGAGCAAGCTGACAGACCTTGCTCAAAACAAACCCAGCAAATTTAAGAAAAAAGGATGTGAAAAAGCCTCTTTCTTATTGATATCTTGCATTACAAAAAAAGCCAAAGACCTTGCTGGTGTCAATGGCTAGAAAGAAGGTGATAGAAGGCTTGAGAAACACCCCAAGAATAAACACTTATTCAATCTTTTCAATAAAATCTCTTAACGTTTCTTGAGCTAAAATAAAAAAGACCGACACGATGGCCGGCACTCTTTGAACACGATACAATTATTATATCACACAAGAGGAGTGTCATGGCAAGTATCAATCTATTTGCGGAAGTAGATAAAGCCGCAACCAAAAAGAAAGCTATAAAGGTACTAAGAAGGTATCGCATGCTAACACGGATAGCGGGCTTGGAATACGCCCCTAAAGTAACAGCTTCATTCTCGTTAGAACCCAAGTCATTCGATGGAATGGTTCACAGCCAAACCGAAAGCATGGTAACACGCAAGGTAGCCGCTGAACAAGACTTACAAGCTATTGTTAGAGCTATCAACGCATTATCAGATAGGCATTACAGCCAAATTTTGATAGAGTGTTATTGCAGAAATCGCAAGCAGTACAATATTGAAGTCTATATGGACCTTGGATATTCTGAAAGTGAATATTATCGAATGAGAGAACTAGCCATTTTAGAGTTTGCTGAGAACTACAGAAACGGCGAATGCCTGGTATTTTCAGGAGATTATTGCGAAGAATAAAGAAGGATATAGCGGAATGATAGCGGTATAATATTAGTATTGATAATTATAGCAACCTACCTGAAAGAAGGTGATTGCGTTGAAATAATATGAGCAGAAAAGAGACTTATAAAATGCTTTGATTACAAAGTGGGACTTAATAACTATTAAGTCTCTTTTTTATTGTGAGGAAAACATGCAGATTTATGACAAGCCGTTAGGGTGGTTAACCCCCTATGAGAACAATCCAAGAAACAATGATGAAGCAGTTGGGCCGGTTGCTAATTCAATTAGTGAATTCGGTTTTAAGGTGCCAATCGTGGCAACGTCAGACGGTGAGATTATCAATGGGCACACGCGCTGGAAAGCTGCTAAAAAACTAAAGTTAAAGACGGTTCCGGTAATTATTGCGGATGATTTGACCGAGGAACAAGTCAGAGCTTTCAGGTTAGCTGATAACAAAGTGGCAGAGATTGCACAGTGGGACATTGAGTTATTGCTGGATGAAATCGAGAACATCGGAAACGTGGACATGACACTTTTTGGTTTTACCGACAGCGACTACACTCTGGATGATTTCGACGATGAAGATGGGGATTCGGATGCGCTCTCTGAAGAAGAAAGTGAAAGCGAAGATGCTCAATCGTCCTCTGTCGAGTATGGGGATATTTACCAACTAGGCCGACATCGCTTGATGTGTGGAGATAGCACCTCTGCAGGGGACATGAAGGAACTTATCGACGGTGAAAAAATAGACCTCTATGTTACTGACCCGCCCTATAACGTAGCGTATGAAGGGGGAACTGAGGAAGCCATGACGATTATGAACGACAGCATGGATGACGCCAGTTTCCGTCAGTTCTTACGTGATGCGTTTTCGGTAGCTGATCAACACTTAAAACCAGGGGGAGCATTCTATATCTGGCACGCAGACAGTGAAGGGTTAAACTTTAGAGCTGCTGTCAAGGAGACGGGATGGTTGCTAAAACAGAATCTTGTCTGGGTTAAGAATAGCATTGTTTTAGGACGGCAAGATTACCAATGGAAACATGAACCATGTCTTTATGGATGGAAAGAAGGAGCGTCTCACTATTTTGTTGACAACCGTGCCTTGTCGACAGTTATCGAAGAGGATGAAGACAATCTAAAGGAAATGACTAAAGGTGAGTTGATTTCTTACATCAAAACAATGCAAGAAAACAGCCCGACGACTATTTTCTACGAAGATAAGCCGGTTAGAAGTGATATCCATCCAACTATGAAACCATTGAAGTTGATTGCTAGATGTGTTCTCAACTCTAGCAAAAAGGGAGAGCGCGTGCTCGATAGCTTTAATGGTGGAGGTTCGACGCTCATGGTTTGTGAAAAGACCGAGCGCATTTACTACGGGATGGAACTAGACCCGATATATGTTGAACGGACCATCAAGCGCTGGGAAGAAAAAACTGGACTGAAAGCTGAAAAAATAAACTAAAACGACAGGAAGTGAGGCGATGGCTAATGAACAAAACCTAAGAGTGCCAAGCTCGGAGGAAGCGCGAGAATTAGGGAGAAAAGGTGGTATAGCTTCAGGTAAGGCTAGACGTAGAAAAGCGGACCTAAAAAGGGCTTTTAACACCATTCTAAAAGCAGATGTAGCGAATGAAAACATATCAAAGCAACTTGAAGCGTTGGGGTTTGAAGCTACGAATGAAATGGCGTTAGCTATGGTCATGATGCAGAAAGCCATGAAGGGTAATGTCAAGGCGTTTGAACAGATAGCCAGACTGGTCGCCATCGACACCAAGGACAGCTTGGACCGCAAGGAACAACGAGAGAGAATCACTGCCATTCAATTGGGGAACGAGAAGCTTAAGTCTCAGATTGGCAAAGAAGAAGGTCAAGATGAAAAAATCGCTGGTTTCCTCGATATCCTCAAAGGAGCTGTAAGCGATGAACCTGAGTAAGCTATACACTAAGCGACAGTTAGACGTGCTTAAGTACATCTGGAATAACGACTGGTTTATCTGTGGACTTCATGGCGCTAAACGTGCTGGTAAGACCGTGGTGAACAATGACACGTTTGTTACCGAATTAAGCCGTGTCAGGAAAATTGCTGACCGTTTAGGCGTGGATGAGCCTATCTATATCTTAGCGGGGACATCGTCAACGTCGATACAGAACAACGTATTGCAAGAACTCTACAACAAATACGGCTTCGAGCCTAAGTATGACAAGCATGGCTCGTTTGTGTTTTGTGGTGTTAAAGTTGTGCAAGTTTACACTGGCTCCATATCTGGACTTAAGCGTGCCCGTGGTTTTACAGCATTCGGGGCTTATGTCAACGAGGCGTCGCTAGCTAACGAGATTGTTTTCAAAGAGATTATCTCACGGTGCTCTGGTGAAGGTGCTCGAGTGGTATGGGATAGCAACCCAGACAACCCTAATCACTGGCTGAATCGAGACTACATCGGCAAGAACGATGGCAAGATTATAGATTTTAGTTTTAAGCTCGACGATAACACTTTTTTATCAAAACGCTATATTGACTCTATTAAGGCGGCCACACCGAAGGGGAAATTCTACGACAGAGATATCCTTGGACTATGGACAGTCGCAGAGGGCGCTATTTATGCCGATTATGACAGTGAGATTCACGTAGTTGATGAATTGCCAGATATGAAACGCTATTTCGGTGGCATTGACTGGGGGTACACTCACTACGGCTCTATCGTAGTAGTCGGCGAGGACGTGGACGGCAATTACTATCTTGTTGACGGCGTAGCAGCGCAATTCAAAGAGATAGATTGGTGGGTAGAGCAAGCTAGGAAGCTGACTGACATTTATGGGAACATTCCATTCTATGCTGATAGTGCCCGTCCAGAGCACGTAGCAAGATTTGAGAACGAAGGGTTTGATATTATGAACGCTAACAAGTCAGTGATAGCCGGTATCGAGCTTATCGCTAAATTATTTAAAGAACGCAAACTATACGTTAAACGAGGATTTATACCTCGTTTTTTTGATGAGATATTCCAGTACCGATGGAAAGAGAACAGCACGAAGGATGAACCATTGAAAGAGTTTGATGACGTGCTGGATAGTGTGAGATACGCTATATATTCTGATTTCGTCATCGGTAGTACGGAAAGAGCAAGCTATGACGACTTGCTTAATATGTTTGGTTAGGAGGAATGATGGAACGAACACTATTTACAGATAGCACCGGACAGGAACGAGTTTTAAACTTGCGATTCCATCGTGGGTCCCGAATTCGCTATCGAGCAGATAGTTTAGAGGAACTCATGGCTGGTGAATGGGAATTGTTGAAACACTTCATCAATCACCACAAGTTGAGGCAAGCACCACGCATTCAAGAGCTTATGGATTATGCGAGAGGTGAGAACCACGATGTTCTTAAGTCCGGAAGACGTAAGGACAAGGAAATGTCTGACAAACGAGCCGTGCATAATTATGGCCGTATGATTAGCAAGTTTAAAACGGGTTATCTCGCAGGAAATCCTATTCGTGTGGAGTACGACGACAATAACGACCATTCGCAAAATGATGAAGCAATTAAACGTATTGGTCGAATCAACGATATCGATACACACAACAGAACGCTTATCAGAGATTTGTCGCAAGTTGGTAGAGCTTACGAGCTTATCTATCGAAGTGAGTATGATGAGACACGCATCAAGAGGCTTGATCCGTTGGATACATTTGTAATCTACGACAACTCGCTAGAAGATAACTCAATCGCAGCTGTTAGATACTACAAACGCGGCTTCCTAGAGAACGCCAAAGAGGTTGTGGAAGTTTACACGGCCGACTACATCTATACGCTTGACGTGTCAGATAGTTTCAGTGAAATTTCAGTGACAGCTCACGCATTCGGTACCGTGCCAATTACAGAATTTCTAAACAACGTAGATGGCATCGGTGACTATGAAACCGAGCTCTATCTGATTGATCTATACGACAGTGCAGAATCAGATACGGCGAATCACATGAGTGATATGGCTGACGCTATTCTTGCCATTTATGGAGACCTCGCTTTGCCACAAGGCAAGAAAGCTAGCGACATGAAGCGTACTCGTTTAATGCAGCTTAAACCACCTAAATCGGCAGACGGCAAAGAGGGAACGGTTAAAGCTGAATATCTCACCAAGTCCTATGATGTAACTGGTGTTGAAGCGTATAAGACACGCTTGAATAAAGATATTCATGTTTTTACAAACACCCCGGACATGTCTGACACTAATTTCAGCGGGAATACGTCTGGTGAGGCACTGAAATACAAATTATTTGGGTTGGATCAAGACCGTATCGACACACAATCACAATTCACAAAAGGATTGAAACGTCGTTATCGTCTCGCTGCTCGTATTGGCGCATTAGTTAACGAATTTAAAGATTTTGACGAAAGTCTCTTGAATATCATCTTCACGCCAAACTTACCTCGTTCACTTGCTGAACAAGTTGAAGTGTTGACTGGTTTGGGTGGTCAAGTTTCGCAAGAAACAGCCTTGAGTTTATCTGGCCTAGTTGAGAGTCCAACTGAGGAACTCGACAGAATGAGCAGAGAGGTGTCTGAAATCGACGTTAAGGGGTATTCTAGCGATTTTAACAATCACGTAGGCAAATACACCGAGGAAGAAGAAAAAACGCACAACGATTCTACGAGGGTTGACGTATGACATATTGGTCAGAGCGTGCCCAACGAGAACGTGAGCGAGCTGACCGGAAGTCGGAAAAAGAGTTTAAAAAAGAACTCGAAGACCTCTACAGAATGGAATTAGGTCAGCTGCGCAAAGAGTTGGATGCTTATATCCATAATTTCGCCGAAAAGAACGGGCTAGCCGTTGAAGATGCAAAGAAACGAGCTGACGAGTTCGATATTAAAGGGTTCGAGAGCAAAGCTAAACGTTATGTTGCCGAGAAAGATTTCAGTGCTACGGCTAACGAGGAATTAAGAAATTACAACTTTTCGATGTCAGTTGGTAGACGCGAGCTGCTTATCCAACAGTTAGAGCTCGAATTGATGTCTCTTGCTGAGGGTGAAGAAAAACTTATGCGTGAGTACCTAAACACTGCTTATAAAGCTGAGATGGCAAGAGGTAGCTTGTTAGATCAAAGCGTGCTAAAGGGTAACATTCTAGCCCATGCCATGGAGACGGCTGTTAACGCAAACTTTGAGGGGGCTAAGTGGTCAGAGCGTATTTGGGGCAGAAATGCACAGTTAAGACAACTAGTTAGAACTGAGGTGACAAGGGCTCTAATCCGTGGAGACAACGGCTTGACGATTGCAAGACGAATCAGAAAGCACATGGATGTGTCTCGTACCAATGCAGAGCGTTTAGGCATCACAGAGCATGCTAGGGTCCAGACTTTGGCTCAACAAGACATTATGAAAGAGAATGGCTTTGAGTATTTCAAACTCATGCCAGAAAGTCGAGCGTGTTCGATTTGTAAGGGTATTGGCGAGGAGACGGAAAAGAATCCTGTCAGAATCGTTGATATGGAAATCGGAACGAATGCGCCGCCTATTCACCCATACTGTCGATGTGCAGTAGTTGAGGTGGAATAGTGCACCATGTTTTCAAGAAACCGTAGGGTGCGAGCCTCTAATGGTGCATAGGGTTATTCTAAGCCCTTAATAAACATTACTACCGTGGCTTGCGGGTAAATACACTAGACGAGACTAGATAGGGCGTAGCTAGCCTTAACGTGGCTTAGAAAGGGTATAGCTTGCGAGACTAGATAGGAGAACAAAATGGAAACAGATAACACAACAGTCGAAACGGTCGAAACTGAGGAAGTAAGCCAGGACGTTGATAACAATCAACCGAGCGACTTCCAAGCGCCGCAATCACAGTCAGAACTGGATAGCATTGTCAACAAGGCAGTCCAAACTGCTTTGAAAAATCAGAAAAAGGGCGAAGAAGCACGAGTAAACGAAGCTATCGCCAAAGCGTTACAAAAAGAGCAAGACTATTCAAAACTATCTGCTGCTGAGCGGGCTAACAAGGAATTTGAAGACCAAAAAGCAGAATTTGAAAAGCAAGTGGCACAGTTTGAATTTGAAAAACTTAATATGGCAGTTAAAGAAGACCTTGTTTCTAAAGGCTTGCCAGTCGAATTGGCTGATATGTTTAGCCATGCTGAGAATGCCGCTGAGGCTCTTAAGTTGGTCGGTACTTTTGAGAAAGTCTTCAATGACGCCGTCGCTAATAAAGTCAAAGCTACTATCCGTCAAAATTCACCTAAAGCCGCAAGTGCCGGCGATGCTCAGACGGATAATTTTGGGGCTCAACTTGCCAAGTCTACGAGCGTAACGGCTGCTCGTTTTATCTAAGACAGAAAGGAATCTTTAAATGTCAACAACAAAAATCTTTGACACTTCAAACATTGTTCGCTCATTGCCTTACAAGGCAGTCGCGGCGACAGTAGACAAAACTTATGACGGTGTATTGGTAGATGGCAAGAAATGCATCAAAGCCGGTACATTGGTTGCTGGTAAAGACGGCTCAATCTTTGATGATCGTACAAAAGCCGTTGTAGAAAACAAAACAGCACCAGAAGGAATCGTTCTCTATGATGTAGATTTGACAATCGAGAACGCCGTTTCAGTGCTCTATGCTGGTGAGGTCTATAAGAACAAAGTCAACGGTGGCGAGGTAGACGACGCTGTTAAGAAAGCTTTGCCGCTTATCAAATTTATCTCTGAAAAATAAAAGGAGGGCTATTAAAACATGGGACTTATTTATGATAAAGTAACCGCATCTAATATCGCTGGTTATTTCAACGCATTGCAAGAAAATGTCGACTCAACTTTGGGTGAGTCTATTTTCCCGGCACGCAAACAACTTGGGACTAAATTGTCCTACGTCAAAGGAGCGTCTGGTCAAGCTGTTGTTTTGAAAGCCGCTGCATTCGACACTAACGTTACAATCCGTGACCGTGTTAGCGCTGAGATGCACGATGAGCAAATGCCATTTTTCAAAGAGGCTATGCTTGTTAAGGAAAATGACCGTCAACAGCTGAATCTTGTGAAAGACTCTGGCAACGAAGCGTTGGTTAACACAATCGTAGCCGGCATTTTCAACGACGATGTGACACTTATCAACGGTGCTCGTGCACGCCTTGAAGCTATGCGCATGCAAGTGCTTGCTACTGGTAAAATTGCATTCACAAGCGGCGGTGTTAATAAAGATATCGATTATGGCGTTAAAGCAGAGCATAAGAAACAAGTAACTAAGAGCTGGGCTGAAGCAGACGCTAAACCTCTTGCTGATTTGGAAGAAGCTATCGAAACAGCACGCGAGCTTGGACTTAATCCAGAACGTGCCGTAATGAATGCTAAAACATTCGGTCTTATCCGTAAGGCTGCATCGACAGTTAAGGTTATCAAACCACTTGCGGGTGATGGTGCTGCGGTTACTAAAACAGAGCTTGAAAACTATATCGCTGATAATTTCGGTGTGTCAATCGTTCTTGAGAACGGCACTTACCGCAATGACAAGGGTGAGGTTTCTAAATTCTTCCCAGACGGTCACTTGACGCTTATCCCTAACGGTGCTCTTGGTAATACCGTTTTCGGTACAACTCCAGAAGAATCTGATTTGTTCGCTGACAACACTGTTAATGCAGACGTTGAAATCGTCAATAACGGCATCGCAGTGACAACAACTAAGACTACTGATCCAGTTAACGTCCAAACTAAAGTTTCAATGGTAGCATTGCCATCGTTCGAACGTTTGGATGATGTTTACATGCTTACTGTCATTCCAGCGCTTTAATAGGTACTCGTTATGAATATCGTATTAAAACCATTCATGGATAAGACAGACGGCACAGTTTACTATGTCGGGGACTTGTACGACGGTGAGCGTACTGAGGAACTCATTGAGTTAGGGTACGTTCAAGACGACAAACCGAAGAAGAAAACTAGAGCTAAGAAAACTGCGGAATAGCGAGGTGTGGCATGGAGACATTGGACAAAGACCAAATCATTGAAAATGTATCCGTTGACCTTAACACCAACGACGATGTTTTACTTGAAATTCTGTTAGAGCGTGTCGTTAACCACTTCAAGGCTGAGTATGGCGTCGAAGAAATCGACAACAAACTGGCCTTTATTTTCGAAGATTGCGTAATTAAGCGCTTCAATCGTCGAGGTGCTGAAGGGGCCAAGTCTGAGTCGGTTGATGGCCATTCTATGTCGTATTACGACAATGAGAATGAGTTTAAGCCTTACGATGACATGCTACAGCGTTTATATGGCAATTCTGGGCAAGCTAAAGAGGGCGAGGTGCTATTTCTATGAGATACGCTGATACCGTAGTGCTAAAATATAACGATAAGACAAATAAGCGCTATGATCCCGAATCGGGTCGCATGGTAGGTGGCAAGGAGTGGGCTAGAACGATAGCGTGCAATGTCACTGGTGCCAGCCTTGACTTACAAGCTAAACTAGGAGACCTATTAAATACTAATAGCATCGTCATTAGATTTAGAAGCCCTATAACAGTTGGAATTGACACGATTGAATATAATGGTGGCAAATACAAACCTGTTACTGTGAGGGACTATCTAGCTGGTCGAAACGTCATCTATGCTAACAAGGTAGGCAAATAATGGCGACACTAGAATTTGAAGGCTTGGACGAAATGGCTCAAAGCCTTTTGAGAAACGCCTCACCTGAGAAACGTTCAAAAGTTTTGAGGAAATACGGAGCCAAATTAAAAGAGGCTGCTATTAACAAGGCGCAATTCACCAAAGGCTATTCAACTGGTGCTACTCGTAGAAGTATTACCTTGCAAGCTGGAAGTGATAAAGCGATTGTCGAAGCATTAACTAGCTACTCAGGTTACGTCGAAGTAGGAACACGGAAGATGGAAGCGCAGCCATTTATGCAACCAGCTCTTGAAGAAGTAGCGCCTAAGATGGTTGAAGAGATGGCGAAATGGGACGAAAAATGAAACAACCAGATCAGTTACTTCATGACGAAATGTTTCGGATTAGTAGTGAGTTAGGATACGACACCTATACTTATTTGCCACCCGAAAACGTGGCCTATCCATTCGTAGTCATGGGAGAAACAAAGGTCTTGCCACAAGCTACCAAATCGCACTTAATAGGGCGCTTATCGTCAACTGTGCATGTTTGGGGGCGTGTGGATGACCGGAAATTATTATCAGATATGGCTGGACAGTTGATGTCTGGCTTTTTTGCTATCAAAAATATCGACGGCATGCAGTTTTCAGCAGAAGTCAACCAGTCGTCGATTGATAGCAATCGAGATAACAGCACGGATGAGGTGCTCTACCACTTCATCGTATACACGTATTTTAAATTTGTTTAATTAGGAGGAAGAAATGGCTGAAACTAAAGTCAAAGAAGCCCAATTAGGGAAAGAAAAAATCTTGATGTTCCGTAAATTCGGAGACAAGACAGCAGCGGCTAAACTTGCCTTGCAAACTGAGCATGAGTGGGAATACTCACGAGATGCAGACACTACTAAAACCAAGGATGGTGCAGTAGTAGCTGATGGCGGTCTTGAAACCAAACTCTCAATTACTGCCATTGGGACAAAAGATGAACTCAACGAAATGTTGAAGAAATCAGTAGTCGACGGCTACAAGGTCGAAGTTTGGGAAATCGACTTGTCTGACAAAAAGGACAATGGAAAATACGGCGCACTCTATGCCATCGGACGCTTGTCAAACTGGAAAGTCCCAGCTAACGTTGAGGAACTTGTAGAAATTGAATCAGAAATGTCAGTCGAAGGTAAACCACAAGCTGGTGAAGCTACATTGACGGCTGAGCAAGTCAAGGAAATTCAATACACATTCCAAGACACTACTGCGATCAATTCCCTCTAATAGTATGTAATTATCTTGAGCCAAGCTGTTTCAGTTTGGCTTTTTATTTTAGAAAAAAATAGGAGTAAACAAACAATGAACACAATCACTATCGAAAATAAAGACTACACTTTGACTTACGGCTTCGACTTCATCCGAGAGCTTGACAAACGCTATTCTGTTTCAGACGGTGGTGTTTCGTTCGGTTTTGGTGTGCAGCACGCAGTCGTTGATTTGCAACAAAAAAATCCAGTAATCTTGCTTGATCTCATTCAAGCGGCAACAATTACAGAACGTCAAAAACCGTCTGTTAAAGGCATTGAAGCTTATGTTGTTGAAGCGGCCGAGAAAGACCAACTTGACACACTCTTTGATGATTTTTTATCAGCATTGCGTACGCAACCTTTGACGAAAGCAACCGTGAAACGAGTGGAAGAAGCAACAGAGTAGCCAAAACCGCAAGTGATAACCAAGATTCAGCTGAAACGTATGAGGAATTAATTACTAATGCTATGGCTGATTTTGGTGTGTCATTGCTCGAAGCTCGAAGAATGACGCTTAAAGAGATGAGGCTCTATCAGAAAGCGCATAAGAAGCGCTATCTGAACAAAGAAAGAGAAATTTATCAACTCGCATACCTAAACCGCCTGGCCAATGCCACGACGAAAGATGGTAAAAAGTATTACTTCGAGAAATTTGACGACTTCTATAATGCTAAAGAACGAGCCCGTGAGGTGTTGGGTGAGAAAATCACTAATAGCAAGCTACTAGAACGGGCTAGGAATAATCTTAATTACAAACGAGAAAGAGGGTTGCTAGATGGCAGATAAAACATTCAATGTCAGAGCTATATTGAGTGCACAAGATAACGGCATGTCTAGCGCTCTGAAAAAGGCGCAACAGAACGCTGAGAATCTCGGGAAGACAGGCACTAAGTTAGGCTCGGTTTTCAAAAGTGTTTTGGGTGCTAATTTAGTTAGTGCTGGTATTACTAAGGGAATCGGTGCATTGACTAGTGGCATGCGTGGCATGGCTAGTGAGCTTAATAGCTCAGCTAAAGCATGGAAAACTTTTGAAGGTAACATGCGTCAAATCAACATGCCCACTGATCAAATACAAAAAGCCAAAAGCGAGTTGCAAGACTTTGCCACTAAAACCATCTATTCAGCGTCTGATATGGCCTCTACCTACTCTCAGTTAGCAGCGGTAGGAACGAAGAATACAACAGAACTCGTTAAGGGCTTTGGTGGTCTTGCGGCAGCGGCTGAAAACCCAGCTCAAGCCATGAAGACCTTGAGCCAACAAGCGACCCAAATGGCAGCTAAGCCTAAAGTGCAATGGCAAGACTTCAAACTCATGCTAGAGCAAACGCCAGCGGGTATCGCAGCGGTTGCAAAAGAAATGGGCATGAGTACGAGCGAAATGGTCAAGGCTGTCCAGGACGGCAAGATTAAGACCGAGGACTTCTTCGATGCGATTACTAAAGTTGGTAATAATGAGGCGTTTAGTAAGATGGCCACAGAATTCAAGACTGTTGACCAAGCAATCGACGGCATGAAAGAGTCGCTAGCTAATAAACTAATGCCACAGTTTGAAAAACTCAATCAAATCGGCATTAAGGCAGTCGTAGGGCTTACTGATGCACTAGAGAGAGTTGATATCAACGGGATTGCTGACAAAATTGGCAGCGGGTTGTCTTCGCTTTGGAAGGGTTTCTCAAATACAGGAGCTTTGAAGAATCTGGGGGCGACCTTCACTTACATTTCGAGCTCAATCAAGCAACTTTTTAGCAACATTGATGGTAGTAAGCTCATGCAGGGCATTGGCTCGGTGTTTGGCGACATTGCCAACGGTATCTCACAAGCTCTAAATATTGCCACTACATCAGTTAGAAGTTTCATCAGCTCATTTGCTGATACCGGGGCGTTTCAATCGTTCAAAGCAGCGGTTCAAGATACTTGGAACGCTCTTAAAACTATCGGTTCATCTATTGGTGAGGTGCTGGGTAGCTCACAAGTGCAGTCAGTCATTGCAAGCATTGCCTCAGCTCTTGGAACGCTTGTAAATTGGATATCTCAAGCAGCGTCAGCGGTTGCTAAATTTGTAAGCAGCCTACCTAAAGGAGTGCTCAACGGCGTTACTGGCGGGATACTGGCAATGGTAGCAGCGTTTATGACTGCAAAGGCTGGTATTTCAGCCGTTAGCGCGGCGTTGAGAGGGTTGGATTTCATTAAAAGTCTCAATCCGTTCAAGAGGTTCGGGGCGGATGCGGCGGAAGGGACAGCGCAAGCTGCTAATAGTGCGAAACGTTCTAAATCAACAATTACCCAGCTATTCAGCGGTATGTCTAACGTCATCAAGTCATCTGGTAATGCGATTAAGGGAGTGCTGACAGCGTTATTCAAAGGTATCGCAGAAACATACAAGGGCTTTGGACAAGGTCTGAAATTCGCCTTACAAGGTCTTAAAGGACTAAGTTCAGCTCAGATACTTTCGTTTGCTACTGGTATTGCTATTGCAGCAGTCGGAATCGGTGCCGGTATTGGTATCATCGTTGCTTCATTTGCATTGTTAGCGACACAATCCCAAGGCGTTTCCCAAATCCTAAACGCTGTTGGTTCGGCTTTCAGCACAGCCTTCCAAGGAATCGGAAAGGCTGTTGGAACTGTCGTTGAAGCGTTCGGGACTGCTTTTGCCACCGTAATTACAGCGGTAGGACAAGCCGCTCCCGGCCTTGCTCGGTTAGCGCCGCTAGTGGTTGCAGTAGGTGCTGCTATTGGTCAAGCTGCTCCAGCTATTACGGCATTTGGTAACGCTTGGACATCTATTTTAGGAACACTACCAGCTATCATTAATGCGTTTAGCGGGCTAGCTTCCGCTCTAGGCTCAGCAATCAGCCAAATAGCTGCGGCAATTACTCCGATCATCCAAATTATCAGTGACACAATTACATCCGTAGTTCAAATAATTTCAAACACGATCATAGCAATCGCTCCAATAATTACGAGCGCTATCGTCCAAATTGTAGAGGTGTTGGCTTCTCACGCACCACAAATCGCAATGATTTTACAAGTCGTCGTTGCTGCCATGCAAACAATGGCTCCGGTTCTCCAAACACTCTATCAGTCTATCGTTGCAGTGGTACAAGCACTAGCACCGGTTTTAAGCCAACTTATTCAAGGAATTGTGACTGTAGTTCAAACGTTGGCACCAGTCGTGAGTCAGATTGTTTCTGCTATCATATCCATCGTTCAAATGTTGGTACCTGTTTTACAGTCAATTATTACTGGTATTGTCGCTATTTTCAGTCAGATTGCGCCTATCATCTCAGCTATTGGCGGCGTGATTGGCACTACATTGCAAGGTATAGCAACCGTGGTGCAATCCGCTGGTATGGCAATTGCCACCGCTGCTATGGGTATCGGTCAAGGTATCGCTACGGCTTTGAGCGGGGTTACAAGTATTATCAGCTCAACAGGTTCAGCTATCGGTGCTGCATTGCAAGGCATAGCTAGCGTAGTGCAATCAGTCGGGACATCAATCAGCACAGCGGCTCAAGGTATCGGAAACGGTATCAAATCAGCGTTTGAAGGTATTTCAAGCGTGATTACTTCTGCCGGCAGTGCAATTAGTAGTGTATTGAATAGCCTAGCTAATGTGTTCAATTCAATCGGTACAGCGGCTCAAAAAGCGGGGTCTGGATTCAACCAATTAGCGAATGGTGTTGTTAAAATCACCAACACTAACCTTGGAGACATGGCTGCGTCTCTTGCAGCAGTCGCTAAAGGGGTAGGTTCGATTGGTAATAATTCAGCCGGACTTGCAAAAGCTGGTACTGGCATGACTCAGCTTGGAAACGGCATGAGTAAGGTGTCTAGCTCAGCATCTAGTGCTGTATCTGGTTTGACATCATTCTCAACCACAATTTCAAGTATTCAATCATCATTCACTAGCTTACAATCACTGTTAAGCTCAGCGGGAACTGCATTCAGCACGTTCTCAAGCCAAGCTAGTCAATCGCTAGCTGGTTTAACGGCTATTGTGGGGCCTATCACGACCTTTAGAACTGAAATCATGACACTAGCCCCAGCATTAACGCAAGCTGCAAGTGGATTGACTCAATTTAGCTCTATTTCAACAACATTGAGCTCAAGCATGGCTGCTATTAGTGCAAGCATGACCGCGTTAACCGCTAGTCTAACAAGTTTGGCTAGCCAATTAACTATGATTACTAGCAGCATGACAACAGTGTCAGCGGGTATGACCATGTTTGGCACTGGTATGACTGCGATTGGTACAGCTCTAACCATGTTGAATAGTCAATTTATGATGTTTGCCACATCTCTAATGCAGCTAACAACGCAATTCACAACAGCGGTAATGCCGCTTAACATGTTCAACATGGCACTGACTATGATGGCGCCAGCATTGATGTTAGCATCTACTGGATTCATGCAATTTAACGCCCAAGTTATGCAATCTGTAACTGGAATGACTGCTCTATCAACTGCTATTGCTACTATTCCGGCTATCCTTACAGCCGTAGCTAGCACTGCTAATAATGCGGCATCAGCTATCATGCGCATTGCTACTAGTGCACCACTTATTGCTAGCGCCATGAATAGTGCGGCTGGACAAGTCCAGTCAGCTATGCAGCGCATGGCACAAGCTGTGCAGTCTAGTGGTCAGCGTATGATTCAAATGGGTCGTCAAGCTGGGACTCAGACTGGTCGAAATATTGCGAGCGGCATTCAATCAGCGGTTGGGCAAGTAGGCTCAGCAATGGACAGTCTGGTTAATGCGGCGGCGGCCAGAGCAAATGCTGGTGTAGGGCGTATGAGAGCAGCTGGGGCACAAATCGGTAATGGTTTAGCTCAAGGTATGCTATCAGCGCTAGGAGCAGTGACAGCGGCAGCTAATGCCCTTGTAGCTCAAGCAGAACGAGCAGCGCAAGCAGCAGCCCAAATCCACTCGCCATCACGATTGTTTCGTGATAACGTCGGTATCTATATCGGTCAAGGTTTGGCTGTTGGTATTGATAAGAGCGTTAAATACGTCAAGTCATCAATCGCTGACATGATTGATACTGCTAGCCGCTACGCTATCAGTTCCCGTGATCTGTTTGAAGATAATAATATTTTCGACAGCTTCGACGGCGGCAAGATGCGTGGCAGTCTTGATTTGTCATTGGCAGACGACGCAAGAATGGATAGATTGGAACAAGCGCTTGACCTTATCACTGAGTTGGTCGAACGTCCGATTTCACTTAATATCAATGGCCGTGAATTTGCTTATGCTGCTGCTGATGATATGAGTAGCTATCAAAAAGCGCAAGAATTTACTTACAAACGAATGAGAGGGCTTGAATAATGGCTTTATTTCAATTTAACGGATATGACTTAAACGACTATTTCAAGCTAATCAAAATAGAGCATGAGATAGGAAACGAACGGTCTATCTCAACAGATTCAGCGCCGTCGATTGGCGTTAATGTCCAACATGTCAATATCGGTGCTAAGAAAATCAAGGTCACAGTCAGTCTAGCTACTAGAGATTTAGCTGATATGACATTCATTGACCCTAATCAACCAGCACCGACTGACAACGGGCAGTTTTACCGAGTTAGGGAAGAAGCTGCTAGAGTGTTACACACCAAAGAAGCGGTTAAGCTCTGTTTACCAACGGAGCCTGACCGCTATTATTTGGCACTTGTTAAAGGCGAGGTCAGCCTCAGAGGTATTTCAGACTGGTACGACCAAGCCACTATTGAATTTTTCGTGCCAGACGGCGTGGCGCATTCGACTACTTACAAACGTGTTACTGATTATCGTGAAGATAAAGGGAAAATGATTTTCTCTATCGACAATCAAGGCTCAGAGAATGCTTATCCGATTATTACTTTAAAGGCTAACGCCGATAATGGATATTATGGTTTGGTTAACGAAAAATTCGCATTCGAAGTTGGAAATACCGAAGAAGTCGACGTCGAGCCTTACAAGCATTCTGAAATTCTGTTCGATTATGTTTCGAATAATTGGATTGTCAAGGGTCTCGCAGAAGGCAAAAAAAACGTTGGTATCTTAAACGATACGCTCCAAAATCTAAACGGGACACTTGGAATTGTCGATGCGTGGGGTAGACCGCACTTAGCGCTAACCAATCGTGGAAGTGGCCGAGAAATTAATAATGCCGCATCCCTTACATGGGACATTCCAGCAGATAGCACGGGAGAGCGTGGCTCTATCAATGAATATATGTGGTGGAGGCAGATTTTTTGGGTAAACCCAGCTAATCAAGTTGGTTTTATCAAAATTTCCATTACCGCTGAAAACGGCGAATTTCTGTATGGTGTCGAAACCATCAAACGTGGGAACGGCTTGACTACGGAATACAACCTATTAACCTCTAATGGGATAGGTGGCTACAACATGCACAAGCTCGGGACGTTTTGGGCCACTCACAATGCGCATGAAAACCCGTTCAATAAAGACAGCGGACAGTCTGACTTACAACGTCGAGACGAAGAAATACAAGTGTTTTGGCGTGGTAGCTATCCAAAATTCAAAGTTCCTGAAATTAAAGGCAAAAAGTCAGCTAAAGTACACGTTGCATTGGGGGCATTTGGTAATGATAGACCGGCGCCAACCCACATGTATTTGGACAGTTTTGTTTATCGAAAGGACTTTGTCAACGGGACGAAGGACATCCCAAACAGATACTCACAAGGCAGCTCTCTGGTTATCAATGGCGAGACGGACATAGTCTATCTCAACAATCTCCCTAATTTAGATCAGATTGTTGACGGCTCGTTGTGGCCAGTGTTGCCACCGGGGCAATCAGAGTTAGAAATTATTCAATCATCATGGGGTAAGAAAAAACCGAGTGTAACCATTGAATTTGAAGAAAGGTGGATTTAATGTTATTAACAATTCATAACAATAATTTGCAAAAAGTTGCTTACATAGACAACGACAAGCAAACCACCTTGAATTTCTTCAACGACAAATGGACTCGCTCCCTTGAAACAGGTACATCTGTATTTGAGTTTTCGGTTTTTAAGAAGAAAATCAAATCTGACACACTGGTCGAAAAGGCCTATAAACACTTAAACGAGCGCTCGTTTGTCAGTTTCAAGCACAAAAAACGGTCTTATCTCTTTAATGTGATGAAAATCGAAGAAGATGAGCATATCATCCGTTGCTATTGTGAAAACTTGAGTCTTGAGCTCTTGCTTGAATATCAAGGGGCGTACAAGGCAACGAAACCCATGACATTTAAGGAATATTTGGATGAGTGGGGCACGCTGGGGTTATCTAAAGTAACCTTAGGTATCAATCAAATCAAGGATTCTAAAAAAACTCTTGAGTGGGAAGGGCAAGAAACTGCCCTTGCTCGTTTGATTTCCTTGGCTAAAAACTTCGATGCTGAAATCGAATTTGAAACAAAATTACAAGCTGATAGTCAACTTGATAAGTTCGTTTTAAACGTTTATAAGGCTCACGATGATAAAAACCAAGGCGTTGGGCGCAAGCGTAGCGACATCGTTATCAAATATGGCAAGAATGTTAAGAGTATTAAACGTAGCATTGACAAAACAAAGATATTCAATGCTGTTAAGCCTGTCGGAAAAAAAGAGGAAACCAAAGAAAAAACTAGCAAGGTTTCAAACCCAGCTACTAGTCAAGTAGCTAGCGGTGGTAAGAAATACACTGGGGGCAATCTGTCTTATGCAGGTCATCCATTGAGTGCTACATTGGTGCAAACTATTTTAAATCTATGTGTTCAGCGCAATCTCTTGCCGTCCGGTGTCCTATCTCAACTCTATCTTGAGTCTTGGTGGGGCGCTTCTAACGTAGCCAAACGAGACAACAACTGGGGCGGTATTACCGGAGGTGCTCAAACTCGCCCGTCTGGTGTGGTAGTCACCACTGGTAGCGCCAGACCAGCCAACGAGGGCGGCACCTATATGCACTACGCCAGCGTTGACGACTACATGAAGGACTACACTTATCTACTAGCAGAGCAGACAAGCGGTGGTCGTAAAATGTACGGCGTCAAAGGCAAGCAGAATATTGAGGAATACACCAAGGGGCTCTTCCGAATCGGAGGGGCTCTTTATGATTACGCTGCCGCTGGATATGCACACTACATTGCTCTTATGCGTGATATTCGAAACGGCATTAACCGAACGAATGGAAACATTCTGGACAAGCTTGACGATTTATGGAGACAGCCAAATAATCAAGCCACCCAACCTAATCAACCAGTGACGAGGACAGTCAAGGCTGATAAGGTTATAGCCGTAATCAACGAAATGCACGGACTGAAAGGTCGTCGAGTTGGTAGCGGTCAATGTTACGCATTGGCAGCTTGGTATTCGATGAAATTAGGGGGACCTGGTCTTGGCGGTGGTGTAACCGGGCTATCTGGGTTGATTGGTGCTGGTATGGCAGCTGGCAAGATTGGTACTGACTACGCATGGGATAGGTTCGGTTGGTCGGTTGTTAGACCTAACAATACGAATCAGCTAAAAGCTGGAGCTATCGCTAATATCAAGCCATACAACGCCTACCAAGGGACATCCGTCTGGGGACACGTCTCTATCATTGTTGCCAATAACGGCAGCACAGTGACGGTTTTAGAACAAAACTATGCAGGTCGTCAATACGTCGTTCAAAACAGCTATCCTGCCAGTGCATATCTAGGCGCTATTGAAACGCTATGTTATCCACCCGAATTGAAAGAGGGTAAAACCGTCGAGGGTAGAACCGAAACAGGTAGCACGCCAAACGTTACAGCGCCAGAAGTAGAAACTAAAGAGGTTTCCGTCAGCACGGTTGAAGTTGTTATCGATCCAAAGAAAAAACAACAATGGAAGAACGAAAAGGGAGAGGTAGAGTTCTATCTTGAAGGTAGTTTGCTATTTGCCCCTATTTCGAAACGTCTATATCCATCTGTTTTGACGGGTAAAGAGACGAATGACAACTGGATTCGTAAGGATATGGAAGTTGAGACGGACAGTGAAGACGTACTTATTTCAACGGCATTGAGAAATCTACGCAAATTCTGTTATCCGGCCATTACTTATGAAGTTGATGGCTTCCTTGATTTGGATATCGGGGATACCGTCAAAATTCAAGACACCGGCTTCTCACCAATGCTTATGCTTGAAGCCCGTGTTAGCGAACAACAGATTAGTTTCTCTAATCCAATTGAGAATAAAACGGTATTTGCCAATTTCCAAGCGTTACAAAACAAAGTATCTGACAGTCTACTAACTCGCATGGCAAAATTGGCTGAAAAGGCTGTGCCTTACGAATTAAAACTTTCAACTGACAATGGAACGACTTTCAAGAACAATGTTGGTCAAAGTGTGTTGAAGGCGTCCCTTGAGAGAAATGGCAAGGTTTACCAACCGCTTTTCTTTTACAAAAATGGCGATGCGATTATCGGTACTGGCAATCAGTTAGTCGTTAAACCGACAGACTTTGAAAACACCTTACAAATCACTGTCGAAGCCTACCTTGACGATGAGTTAGCAGCAAGCGGAGAGGTTACATTCACCGAGGTAGTCGATGGCGAACGAGGTCCGAAAGGCGATAAGGGTGACGACGGCCTCCCTGGAAAAAATGGGGTTGGTATCAAAAACACCGTTATCACTTACGGACTGTCTGACAACGAAACAGCCCAACCCACCAATTGGACGGCAAACCCACCAGCATTGGTTAAAGGTAAGTATCTTTGGACCAAAACAGTCTGGACATACACCGATGACACCTCTGAAACTGGGTATCAAAAAACTTATGTGGCAAGAGACGGTAATGATGGTAATAACGGCATCGCTGGTAAGGATGGCGTGGGAATTAAAAAAACCACGATTACTTACGCAGTTGGTACGTCTGGAACGACTGCACCAACAAGCGGTTGGAACAGCCAAGTGCCTAATGTGCCGGCGGGGCAATACCTATGGACCAAGACGGTTTGGACTTATACGGATAATACCAATGAAACGGGCTATTCGGTGTCTAAAGTCGGCGAAAAGGGTGAAAAAGGGGATAAAGGTGAACGTGGAGCGCAAGGTGAGCGTGGTCCACAAGGCTTGCAAGGCCCACAAGGAATCCAAGGAATCCCGGGCGTTAAGGGTACGGATGGTAAAACACAGTATACCCACATTGCTTACGCTGATACGACTATCGGTGGTGGCTTTAGCCAAACTGATACTAATAAACCATTTATCGGAATGTATCAAGATTTCAATGCTATTGATAGTCAAAACCCGCAAGACTACCGTTGGTCTAAGTGGAAAGGTAGCGATGGGCGTGATGGTATTCCCGGTAAGGCTGGGGCGGACGGAAGAACACCTTACGTCCATTTCGCTTACGCTGACAGCGCCGATGGTCGAGATGGTTTCAGTCTGACCCAGAATGGGAGCAAGCGCTATTTGGGCGTATGCACTAATTTCAACCAAGCAGACAGCACTAATCCAGCAGACTATACGTGGAATGACATGACTGGCAGTGTTTCGGTTGGTGGTGAAAACTTAATAACAAACTCAGCGTTTCCGGAGAATCTTGATAACTGGGGATTCTGGGAAGTGCCACAGCCAAATGCTAATCTATCTATTTCAAGTCATGGTTTTTACTACAACGGCGCTAGACCACTGTTTTTGCTAAGAACATCATCATCACTCCCAGCTTCTACGCTACGTTTCCCAGTCAAACGAAATACTGATTATTCGTTCAACATTCAATCATTCGCTACCGGTAATATTAAGGGTGTAGATATCTATTTCCTTGGTCGCAAGTCGAATGAAACCAATAAAACATTCACTAACGTAGTCAACTTCAAATCGCACAACGGTTCACCATCAACTGGCAGGGTTGTTAAATGGCACTTGACATTTAATTCCGGCGAGTGTGATGAAGGCTTTATCCGTATTGATAATAAAGGCACAACTAACGGCAGCGGGTCGTTGTTATTCTTCACGGAGCTAGACTGCTACGAAGGAACCACTGACCGAGCGTGGCAAGCGTCTCCGAAAGATTTAGAGAAACAACTGAATAGCAAGGCTGACAGTGCGTTGACGCTTGAACAAATTAACGCTCTCAATGAGCGAGCTGGGATAATTCAAGCCGAGATGGAGGCTAAGGCAAGCGCTGAAATCTTGAATAACTGGATTAAAACTTACCAAGATTTCGTTAAATCGAACGAAACCGAGCGAGCAGCAGCTGAGAAAGCTTTGGTCAGTTCAAGTCAGCGTGTATCAACCATTGCTAAGAATCTAGGTGAGCTGTCTGATCGCTGGAATTTTCTCGACAGTTACATGAGCTCGTCAAATGATGGACTCGTTATTGGTAAGAATGATGGTAGCTCAAGCATGATGTTCAACCCAAATGGGCGCATTTCAATGTTTAGTTCTGGGGTTGAGGTAATGTATATCTCTCAAGGTGTAATCCACATCGAAAATGGTATCTTCTCGAAAACCATTCAAGTTGGACGGTATCGAGAGGAACAATATCACATCAATCCAGACATGAATGTCATTCGATACGTAGGAGGATTTTAATTGGCTGAATTTTGGAGTAATAGCGATAGAGGTTTTAGACTTAGGCTTTGGGTTGACCAAGTTAGTCAAGACAAAGTAGCTAACACAAGTCAAGTCAGATTTCAATTAGCACTGTTAAACACAGCAGCTACATTTACCGGCTACTCATGTAGCGCTTTTATCGATTTCGACGGAAATAGACGTCTAAATTGGTCTGGTAGTCCTAGTGTGTTAGGGTCTAATCAAATAATCCCACTGATTGATGAAACGGTTACTATTCGACACGACGGGGACGGGGCGAGAACGTTCGGATTCATGGCGCAGTTTACTGGGGGCGGCGGGTACAGCCCGAATACGCTAACAGTTAGCGGAAGTTCATACAAACTAACCGACATCCCGCGAGGGAGCTCTACAAGCGATATTACAGCCGTTATCGGAAAACCAGTGACGATCAACATCAATCGGAAACAAGATACATACAGACACTCGATATGGGTGCGTTTTGGAAGTTGGGAAAAGAAAATAGCTGGTGACGATATCGAAACAAGCTATACATGGACACCAGAACCTGCTTTGTACAACCAACTTACAGATAACACCAGCGGTTTTGGCGAGGTTACTATTATTGCCTATGAAAACGGCAGAGAGGCGTCGAGAGACATCAAACGTCTACAACTTACTGTCGCTGACGATATCAAACCAAAACTATCTGGGATAACATTGACGGATACTAATGCAGTAGCGGGGAATCTCATTACAAGCTCGGAGCACTTCGTCCAAATCATGTCAGACATTAGAGTGACATTTGACGGCGCCGCTGGGGTTTACGGCTCGACAATTAAAAATTATAGAGCTGAAATCGTTGGGGGTAATCAATCAGTTAACTCTAACGGTGGCACGTTTGGGATTATGAATTTTAACGGCCAATTAACCATTAGAGCGACTGTTACTGATAGCCGTGGGCGTACAAGCGCACCGATTGAGAAAACAATTACTATCCTAGAATATTTCGCACCATCGCTGAAATTCGACGTGACAAGGGTTGGTGCTACATCAAGCACCTTGCAAGTTCTAAGGAATGCTAAGGTTGCGCCGCTAACTGTTAATGGCGTTCAAAAAAACACCATGAAATTAACCTTCAAGGTGACGCCTTATGGCAAGGATAGTTACACAACAGACACCGGTCCCGCCTCTGGAGATTGGGCTGGTGTTTCAAGTTTGGTTAATTCATCAGCTAATCTAGCGGGTGTATATGCCGCTAACAAATCATGGCAAGTTTTAGCGGTTTTAGAAGACAAATTCACTCACGCAAGTTTTAAAAATGATGCTCCCGTTGAGAGCGTAGCTCTTTCTTATGACCAATCCGGACTGGGCGTTGCCAAAGTCCGAGAGCGTGGAGCTCTTGACGTAGCCGGTGATATTTACGCAAATAACAGCCCAATTCAGCAATACCAGCTGACTGGCAATAACGGCGCTCCGAAATGGATAGATGGCAAACCTAATGTAACCAACGCAAATTGGTTAGATCAGCCCGGCCAGTATTATATTGACAAATCAGCGCCCGGAAACCCTAACGGCCAGTGGGGATATCTATTTCATTACAGTAATTATGGTAAAAATACCGACGGCTTTAAAGAAGCCATTCAGATTTTCTGGGGCAATAACGGACAACTATTTTTCAGACATCACCGATGGTCAAAGAAAATTGAT